CATTGACGTCATATCATTTTCATACTCAACTTTATCGTCTAAATATTCACCAAGAATTTTACACCACTCATTAACACGCACATAATCTTCCATAGACTTAGAGCGAGATTCCCTTAATATCTTAAATGTTGCTTTACTAAAATATTGTCGAACAAAACCTATGGCCTCATCAAGGGCGTCCTTTTTTTCTTTCACTGTTATAAATCTCTGTGCTCTAACAACTATTCTGTCGATCTCATCCGCCTCTTTATAAAACCCTTTCTTGTCTAGCTCGTTTGCTAATCTTGCCAGCTTTTGAATTGTTTGTTTATTTCCTCTAGACTTCAATCTATCCACTTCCTCATCAGTATAATCAAGCCTTGGATCAGTTCCGCTACCTTCGCAATGTGAACAAGTGTCTCCATAAGGCCCAGCATAACCCTCTCCCTTACACCTAGGGCACCACGAACGCTTATTTTTCTGCCAACTTTCTCTTTCTTTTCTAATTCTCTCCATTCTCTCTTGATATCTTTGGGCCGATGTTTTCCAACCATACTCTTCCGGTTTACTATAAAGCTTTTTAAAATCTTCCAAATTTTTTACATAACCACGAACAGGAGGCCCCTTATAAGTTGACGAGGGCCATTCATGAATTTCTACTGCAACGTGATCATAATCAACATATTCGCCCCCAGGAATAAATTTTAATTCTACTTCACGAATTCGATGATCATCTTTGCCCGCAAAAACAGTTATTTGTCCACCGTCCCAAGGTAGATCTATCTCTGGTCCATCATAACCTTCTTCAATTAAAAATGCTATAATTTCTTTCATTGGTGATTTTAGTTGCTGCGCCCTTCCTCTTTTTAATTTTTTATCATTACCATCAAGCTTTTCAGTTATCCTATCGACCTCATCCGCCTCTTTATGAAATCCTTTTTTATCTAATTGGTTTGCTAGTTTTGTTAATTTCTGAATTAAAGCTGCATCTCTAGGTCTCTTACTCTTCTTTGTTCTATTCTTACTTTTCTTCTTTTTTCTAGTGGGCCTACTTAGGTCAGGAAGGCCGCTTGATGGAGATTTTTTGTTCTTGCCTGACAACTCATCATTTATTCGCTTCCTTCTTTTAAAATATGCCTCTGTTACATTTTCAACATCATCAACAAACTTAAGATCCATTGCTACAACCCCTGGTTGCTGAAATAATAATTTAACTTTCTTTTTTGCATCTCCCAGTCCCATCTTGGCATCTTTTGCTATTAGTTCTATTTTTTCAATAACATCCCACGGCGGTCTTGAACCTAAATTGTTATTTAAATAAATTGGGCTCATTAAAATCTCTCTACGGCTTAATGAGCCAAGCTCTCTTACTGAAGTCAACTTTGGGCCTTCTCGATCTTGATATTTATCTTGTTGCCGAACATAATCCTGTCTATCTTGACGTTGTTTCTTTTGTCGCTCCTGCATTAAAGACATAAGCTCATCAACGTCTTTTGCTTCTTTATAAAATCCTTTCGCGTCTAATTGGTTTGCTAGCTTTACTAGCTTTTGAATTATTTGTTTGTTCATTTTATTCTCCTAAGCATATTTGAACACTGCGTGGACGTGCGAACCTTCAGGAAGGATTCCTCCGCGATCACCCATGCTTGTTTCTATTGTAATTCCATTTATTGGATTTCCCTTAAGTCTTTCTAATGCATTAACTATTGCTTTATTGTTTCCACTTATATCTAGCGCCAACCCTCTTTGATGGTTGGACAGACCTGGAAGTGCGATTCTCCAGCCAGTTCTTCCTTCAATATTTTGCATATACTGTTCTGCGATTTCCTTCTTATCTCGTAACTCTAAATATCTATTCTTAAACTTTGAAAATGCCGGATGATCTGTAGCCATATCAAAATATTTATCTATTGCTTTTTTTTGCGTACCAGCAGAACGATAACCACTATTGATTGAGCTTCCGCGCGGCAACACTCTTTGTAACGCTTGTGCTGCTCTAACTAATAAATCTCCGCTTTCTTCATTTGCTAAAACAACAGCAGGCATTATAGGTGTTTTGCCACCCGATGGCGCAGTTCTAGTCATGCCTTTTTCTTCTTTATCTTCTTGATATATCATTGATTCATAAACATAGTTAAGAAGCTCTATGGTTTTTTCTCCGATTACGCCCCATTCTTTTCCGAAATAACTTTCATCAATTTCTTTATATTTTTGATACATCTTTTTTTGCCATGCATATAACAGCTTGACAAACTTCTCCCAGTCATCATCCCATCGATAATTCGTGTCTAAAATTCTGGCAATTATATCTATGTTTTTGAACCAACCAAGATATTTGGCCTGCTCTTTATTCGCTTTGATTAGCTGCTCTAAGCCTTTGCCCTCTATGAGCTTCTTTTGGTCTTTAGATGCAGCTAATTTCTGCATTCTTTTAGATAGCATATGAAACTCCGATTAGAAACTTATTTAGCTCTTGTCCTCTTTGGGATCTTCTTCGGCTGATTCTTTTATAATTTTATCATCGTCTTCAACTGCGGCCGTTGGAGTAGGTGCTCCACCCATTGGCGCTCCACCAGGAGGCGCGCCGCCGAGTCCACCACCCATATCACCGCCGAGTCCACCACCCATATCACCGAGTCCACCACCCATATCACCGAGTCCACCACCCATGCCGCTGCCCAAACCTCCGCCCATGCCCATATCACCACCAGGCGCACCGGCACCACCGGCTCCAGGAAGCTGACCAGGAAGTAGAGTCTGTGAGGGCTCTTCAAGAACTGGAGCGTCATCATCAGGGTCAATACTGCGAATCTCAGAAAGACTCTTCTGACTAATAATTTGTAGTTCTTTATTAAGCTTAATATCATCAATCATTTCTTTTCTAATTCTCTTTTGCTCTTCTTCATAGTTTAAATCAAGACTTCTATAAAGAGTATTGCGAGAAACCTTAGGAGGATTAGCTTGATTAAGTTGCATAATAACATTTGTATAACTGTCAAGATCATATAGATTCATTTTATTCCATTCAATTTCTGGAATAAGTAATTGGCGTCGGCCATTTTTGATCTCATAAAATTCTTGAACTTTGCTAATCGGAGCAAAGATTTTTCTTTCGAGCCACTGCTTAATTACATTTCTAAAGGACATATATCTATCTCTTAAAACCTCAAGCCCAACAGACGCTGAACTATAAGATGCCCACTCTTGGTCTAGTAACGCCGGTGGGATCATGAGTCCAACCATTATATTCTTTACAATAAACTCTAAGTCCGACTGAACATCAAGAACAGCGCCACTAAATCCAACGCGCTGAACATCAACACCTTGATGGGTAAATATTTTAAAGTTCTTATCATATTCAGCTTCCTCGAACACATGTCGCCAGTGTTCTAAATCAGCAGGGCTTGGGCGATATTCGCCTTCAGCATTTCCACCAATCTTAACAAGAGTAATTGGGTTAATCATCATGTCCGCTTGAGCAAACTTTGACTCACGAATTTTGTCATACAACATCAAATCTTTATAAATACTTACTATAACGCTCGTGCCTCGAATATCGTATGGATGTGACAAAAGCTTCAAATGAGATATGTTAAAGTTATCAAGAGGAATTGGAGCACCCTTTCGAACATAGCGCAACATTTCTTCTGGAATTTGTTGACGCAAACGCGCATCTACTGGATTCGTACTTGTGGCAATTCTTTGAAGAGTCGCATCAGGCTTAAGAAATACAAGAGGATCTCCGGCAACCATAGCTCGTTTTAATACAATATAATCTGGATTTTGAACAATAAGCCTAGACCACACTCCATTATCTGCGTCAAATTCAGCAAAAACAAAAGCCTCTCCATTAACCCAGTATTCCAAAGCCAAACTATATAATGTATCTGTAAGATTAATATCCTCTGCCATGTCATTAAAGAATTTTTCAATCTTTGGATCTTTACATTTAATATTTAACTTACTAATAGGATACGTTGAGTGCAAACTAATTGCGTTCTTAACGTAAGGGTTGGTTTGATAAAATGCTCTATTCCAAGCATTCATAGTAACGCGGTCACGAGGTAAGTTTAAATTAGCAAATTGATAAAGTGGAGAATAAATCTCAGGAGCGATACGAGTTGTTCCGCCCCTTCCAATTCCCGCGCGTTGTTCTAGATTTTCAGCAGAATCAAAAGTTGCTTCTTTAATCATATCTCGATATGCTGCAGAATGTCCAATAGAAACTAAGGCACTATTGCCAGACAGATAGTCTTCTAAAACAGGATGCCTATTAGTTCCTCCTTTTTGCTCAATATCGGCGCGCTTAAGATTGCTGTCAACATTCTTAATTGCTCCACTTAAACTTACTTTTTCTCCACGTCTTGACATATTATCCTACTTACCTCCAAAATTACCTTTAACGCATCCCCGGAACATAACCAGTAATTGCTAATGGCTTGGGGTTCTTAACTTGGAATGGCCTTATCTTCATAATATCCATAGTAAATCCTCTGGTCATGACGAACTTATATGCTAATAAAGCATAAGTTAAAGCTACCAATCCATCGTTTGGTCCACTACCTTTTATATACGTATTAAAGACTTGTCCTTTTACTATTTTTTGTGCCGCTTCCATACTGCAACAATGATCAACTAACCACTCAATATTTGCTTGCTGCTTAAATGGAAAGCGAATTTTTCCATTTTTCATTAATTCAAATGCATGCTCAACCATTCTGTCCTTATTTGCATGAATATAATAATCGTGTTGTTTAAACTTATATGGATTTCTATAATTAGCGTGATGATACCATCCCAATACTCTGCTCATAAGTCTACTTTGAAGCTCTGCTACTAAGTCTTCTCCGTATCCCATATCTGCTACTGCCTGTTTAACATTGTATCTTTTAAAGATTTCTTCTATAATTTCTATCTTTTTGCTAAAGCCCCTTGTGTCAAGTTTAAAAGCGTTAACGATCTTCATAACATCGCCGTGTGCTTCAATTAATACAGCAACAGAATATGAGCTTCCACCTGATAGTCCATCAACTTTTTTACCCCAGTCAATACCAAGATATGTTGGAACGGTTAAACTTCCTACTCTTGAAATAGAACGATCAAGATCTGCACAATTCTCTCCAATAATTTGTGGGGTCATGGGCGTGGCCTCACCCGAGCTAAACTCTCCCAAAACCTCGTTACGATATTCTCGGTCTGTAGTTAAGGGGTTGTTCTCTGGGGCCAAATCCATAATAAGTTCTTTCGTGGTATCTGGATGAATAAATCTATTAAAATGAAAACCCACATATGCTGCACCCTTTACTGTCGGTATCCACTTCCCATTATCAACCGCCTGAAGTTTATCTTGAAGCTCATGGCAATGTGGACAAGATATAATTTGTTCTCTTATCCATATCTCCTTCCAATCTTCTGTTCCAGGAACAAACATTGGAAAATATCTTTTGCATCTTTTACATAATAAATTATAATATCTTTTATCGGATTTATCCCACGTCTTTTCAAAAAAGCTTCCCTTTTCTTTAGGCGTTCCAAAATAAACCTGAATACCTTTACCATGAGGACCATGACGAGATGCCATTTGAATTTTGGTAGTATTAGAGATAGCTCTAACTACAAAGTCCTGAAACTCGTCAAAGAAAATAACGTCAGCCGACAAGTTACGAAGTCTATCTCCGGTAACGCCGGTTGACTCCATAAATAATGAATTATCTCCAATAAATTGTTTAATCCTATCTGTGTCCGCGCCATTTTTTAATTTCATCTTATTAACTATGTCGTCACGGGCGCTATTCATAAAAGGATTAGCTTTTTCTTTAATAAAACGATCTGTTTGTTTGTCTTGCGGAAAACAATGTAAAACTTTAATTCTAGATAATTTCTTAACTCCTGCTAACATTTCTTCATGGGTTGGAGTTCCAAATATACCAGATGCCATAAAATAAAAGTCTAAGGCTAAAGCCATAGTTGAGGCCTCAACCTGGCGGCCTTTAAATATTACAATAGGTTTTCCGTTGGGCTTTAAAGCGTTGATAGCAATATATCGATAGATATCTACTAAATATTTTCTTCCTTTGCCTCGGATGCCGAAGGACTCGCCATCCATTGTAAGATTATTTTCAACCCAAGAGACTGGATCTACAGAAAAAATCTGTTTAAATAGCTGTCCTCGTATCTCCTGTATCTCTTGTGCATTCATTATTTTCCATCATTCATTATATTGTATTGAAGCCATCTTTTCTGTCATTAAAAACTTCTCTGTTGTCTGTAGCGTCAACTGTGTCTACATCATAATTTATACTTTCTTTAGGCCTTTCTTCTTTTCCGCCTCTTTCTTTAATTTTTTGTTGCAAAAATTCTTTAACTTCTGGATCTGAGAAAATCTCATTCCAGCCAAAATCAGACCAAATAGCAGCAAGTCCCTTTCCGGGGGTCTGCTCTATCATATTTAGGACTTCTTCGCCATTTGGAAATTCTCTTAATTTTTGCGGAATAGTAGTATCATCTTGAAATGATGCTTTTTTATTAACTTCGTTATCGCTCTCTTTTTTCATCTTCTCAATAATATTTAATCCTGTGCGTTCTTTTAAGTCTCCTATAACATCATTCATTGAACGGCGATCCATCGCTTTTTGAATTTCAGACATATAGCTTCCTCTTTTCATATCTCTTTTAATTCGGCCTTCTGCCTCTTTCCAATATTTAGCAAAACCATCAAGCCAATCTGAAGTTTGTTCTTTTCGCATTTTATTATCATTTCTATAAATAGTCATTATGAGTCC